GGTGGTATGACATTTAGTAATAGCTTACCTGCGCATGCAAATGACTCGGCAGCTGCTGCCGCTGGTTTAACAGCCGGTCAATTATATCAAACAGATGGAACTGCAGTTGCTCCATTAAATGCAGCAGGAATAGTAATGATAAAACAATAATTTGTAAACATAAAAAAATATGTATAAATTTGACAAACCAGATGTGCCGCCAGCGGCATCAAATCCACCAGGATTTCAAGATTAATAATAATTAAATAAAATAAAATGAGCGAACAAGTAAGAAAAGTAAGCGAAGAACATTTAAGTAAACTTCAAGAATTAAACCAAAATTTTGCCAATCTTCATAAGCAAGTTGGAGATTTAGAGGTAAGAAAACATCAAGTGCTGGGCGCTATAGATGGTCTTAGATCTGAATTCAAGTCTTTTGAAGCTGAGTTAATTAAAGAATACGGTGACAACGTAGTTATTAATTTGGAAAGTGGCGAGATAAAAGACAAACCAGAAGATGGCGAAGATAAGTAATTTAATTGCCTATCCTACTGTTGGGGCGCAACTAGGAGATTATGTTATAGGCACAGATATATCAAACAGCAATGAAACAGTAAATTTTACATTACAATCAATTGCTGATGTGATACCAGCAGACACACTTGCAGAGGTATTAGCGGCAGGCAACACCGCTACCAACAACATTAACTTAACAGGCAATATTACTTTAACAGGAAACTTATCGGTTTCCGGAACCATTGCTGACAGCAGTGGCGATGTAGGTACATCAGGACAGGTTTTATCTTCAACAGGCACTGGAACAAATTGGGTAGACAACGTAGATGGCTCCGGTACTTTAAACACTTTAGCTAAGTGGACTCCTGATGGCAACACTTTAGGAGATAGCTCTATAACCGACGACGGCACAAGCGTTATTGTGGCAAACGATATATATTTGCAAGGTAGCACAATTCATATTGGCAATGCAGTAACTGATTCAGCTATTGTAAATGGAACTATGACCTTTTTACAAAATGCCAGATTTAACTCTACAGTTCAAGATTCTGGCGGAAACCCTGGAGGAAGCGGTCAAATTTTATCTTCTACCACTACAGGTGTAACCTGGGTAGACCAACTACCCTCGGGGTTAAATTTTCAAGGATCATGGAATGCTGCAACTAACACACCCCCTCTTGCATCAGGTGTAGGGGTTCAGGGATATTACTACATTGTAGGGACACCTGGAACTACAAATTTAGATGGATTCAATAGCTGGCAAACGGGTGATTGGGTTATATTTAACGGAACCGTATGGCAAGAGATAGATAATCAAAATATATTTTCTGGCTCTGGTACTACAAACACAATGACTAAATGGACTGGCACACAGTCTTTAGGGAACTCTAATGTCACAGATAATGGCACGATTATAGACCTTGGGAATAGCGCGGCTACAGATGTAAATTTTACAAATACCGGAAATTGTAGTGTGTCCGCTAGTGTAAGCACATTTAGATTTAACAATTCTGATGTAAGTTTTTCACCGGGAGTAGCGCTTGTAGATGCTAGTAGCAATCCTGGTACACTAGGAAAAGTCTTATCATCAACAGGCACACAAGTTTTATGGATTGATACGGTTGACGGCAGCGGAACAACTCATAAAATTCCAAAGTGGGCAGATTCAAACACACTAACTGATAGTGCTTTGTCTGATAATGCAGGAGCAGTTGCTATTTCAGGAGCAAGTTTTACTTCTACTACTAGTGGAAATCAAACATTAAGTTCTACCACAGGGGCAGTAACGCTTTCTTCTTCTTCTGATTTAAGTATTGATAGCGCAACAGTATTGCATTTAAATCAATCAAACCCAACTATTTCAATAAAAAACTGGGGGCCAGCTGTATTTGAAGAAAGTGCTTATTTCAAAAAAACAATATTAGACTCAACTGCAGCAGCAGGAACATCAGGACAAATATTATCTTCAACAGGCACAGGTGTTCAGTGGATTAACAATTCATCAGCTCTACCATTGCCAGATGGAACAAGAGTGGCTCAAGTTTCTGTTTCGTCAGCTCAAATATTAAATATGAGCAGTGTTCCTGTAGTTTTAGTTGCTAGCCCGGGAGTAAATAAAATACTTTGCGTGGATTCAGTGTTGGTAAAATATAATCGTGTAACATCTGATTATTCAAATTTGATTTTCCCTCAAGTAAGTTATCAGGTGGCATCCAGTGGAATTACATTTGCTTCAGCAACTAACGGCTTACAAAATATGATGAGTGTAGGTTCTAGCACTTGGTATAAATATACAAAAACTCAGACTCAACTTTTAGAAGATGGTCAAATAGTATTTACTGCATCTGTAAATCCAACTGGAGGGGATAGTACAATGTTTTTCAATATTAAATACAGAATTTTTAATTCTTCTGATTTAACGGTAGACTTAACATAGGGATAGTTAAATAAAATTTAATTTATTATGGATATTAGAAAAATCTCCATAGGTGCTGACTATAAGTCAAGCTCTATGCATTACTTAGTAGGCCAGTCTATATTAAACGGAAGCTACACGATACATTTAATTCAACAAGACTTATCGAATAATTCAATAAAAATTTGGATTGAAAAAAATAATGAGGTATTATTATGGAAGGAATTTAATTCCAATATGCCAATGGCTATTGAATATAATATAAACTTTTAATGAAGTCCCCACACTATTTTATTGTAAAACCTGTTAAGGGTAGAAGATATGATAATATTAAAAACATAGGAGGAATTGATTTTTACACAAGTGTTTCTCAAGAAGATTATACCGCATCCAATAGATTTGCAGAGGTCGTAAGTTGTCCTTTAAATTATACTGGTGAAATACAAGCCGGAGACATATTGCTAGTACACCACAATGTTTTTAAAATATATTATGACATGAAAGGTCGAGAAAAAAGTGGTAGAAGTTTTTTTAAAGACGACTTGTTTTTTATTGATTATGATCAATTTTATATGTATTATCATAACGGCAAATGGCAAACACATTCTAAGTATTGCTTTATAAAACCGGTTCCTGTAAGAAAATCGATTATTATGAAGCCGGTTGAAGAGGAGCCTCTTGTTGGTATAGTAAAATACACTAATCCAAAACTAACCGAACTAGGCGTAAAAGAAAATGACGAGGTGGTTTTTGAGCCTGAATGTGAATATCCATTTTATATAAATGGAGAAAAGCTTTACAGAATGTTTTGGAACAATATAACAATGGTATTATGAAATCTTCAAAAGATTTAAAGATAGAGATAATTAGCGCAGGTAGAGAAGCTGTAGCGCAACTAATAAAAGTTGCGAAGGAGGATATTATCAAGTATGACAAAGATGATGAGTTGGCGGCTGACAGATTAAAGAATGCAGCGGCTACAAAAAAACTAGCTATATTTGATGCATTTGAAATATTAACAAGAATAGAATTAGAAAAAGATTTATTAAACGGAGTTGAAAAAGTAGAAGAAAAATCAAGACAAGGATTTGCAGAAAGACGATCAAAATAAATTATATAGTGTTGTAAAAAATCACGTGTCAAAACAATCTATGCTGAAAATGAATCAGCATAAGTCTTGGCAATATGGTTACAACCCCAACCATGATTTAGTGGTAATAAGTAAAGACGGAACAGTAGGGGAAATATATAATATCAATGGCTTACTAATAGGTTTACCTAAAACCCCTAAAACAATACACAAAAATTCTAAAAAAACAACAGATCAATATTGGGTAGCTTCAGAGTATCCAAAAGCCTTATCAAGAATTAGTTCGATATTTCAATGGCATGAAATGACTACAGAGTTTAAAAATGAATGGGTTGATTACATTGAAACAGAATTTGATAGAAGAGAGGAGGGATATTGGTTTTATAATAACGGAGCACCGATTTATATTACTGGTACCCATTATATGTATTTGCAGTGGACAAAAATTGATATTGGTAAGCCGGAGTTTAGAGAGGCTAACAGAATATTTTATATTTTTTGGGAAGCATGTAAAGCCGATAAAAGAAGTTTTGGAATGTGTTATTTAAAAATAAGACGTTCAGGTTTTTCATTTATGGGCTCTTGTGAGGCCGTTAATACCGCTACAATTAGCAAGGACGCAAGAGTAGGTATACTTTCTAAAACAGGATCCGATGCTAAAAAAATGTTTACAGATAAAGTTGTGCCCATATCAAATAATTACCCCTTCTTTTTTAAGCCTATACAAGACGGTATGGATAGACCAAAAACAGAGCTGGCCTACAGGGTGCCTGCATCTAAGATTACTAAAAAAAATATGTTTGAAACTGAAGAGGAGGAGCTAGAAGGATTAGACACAACTATAGACTGGAAGAACACTGCAGACAATAGTTATGATGGTGAAAAATTAAAATTATTAATTCATGATGAGTCTGGTAAATGGTTGAAGCCTGACAACATTATCAACAACTGGAATGTAACAAAAACTTGTTTGAGATTGGGTAGTAAAATTATAGGTAAATGCATGATGGGATCTACGTCAAATGCGCTTGACAAAGGTGGGGAAAATTTTAAGAAATTATTTTATGATTCTGATGTAAAAAATAGAAATCAAAATGGCCAAACAAAAAGCGGGCTTTATAATTTGTTTGTTCCAATGGAATGGAACTTTGAGGGTTATATAGATAAATACGGCATGCCAGTTTTTAAAACACCAACAAAAGCAGTAGAAGGATCGGACGGTGAGCTTATATACCAGGGGGCTATTGATTATTGGGAAAATGAAGTGGACTCTTTAAAGAAGGACGCAGATGTGCTAAATGAATTTTACAGACAATTTCCTAGAACAGATTCTCATGCATTCAGGGACGAGAGCAAGCAGTCGCTCTTTAATTTAACGAAAATTTATCAGCAAATAGATTACAATGATTCTTTAATTAAAGAACATTATTTAACTAGAGGTAGGTTTAGTTGGAAAGATGGCATAAAAGATTCAAAAGTAATATGGTCTCCTGACACTAGGGGGAGGTTTTTAGTATCATGGATACCTGAAAAAAATCTACAAAATTGCAGAGTTAATCAAAATGGAAAATATGCACCAGGGAACGAGCATCTAGGCAGTTTTGGGTGTGACTCATATGACATATCCGGAACGGTGGGCGGTGGCGGATCAAATGGCGCATTACACGGTTTAACTAAATTTAACATGGACAACGCCCCAAGTAATGAGTTTTTTTTAGAATATGTTGCTCGGCCTCAAACTGCAGAATTATTTTTTGAAGATGTATTGATGGCTTGTGTTTTCTATGGAATGCCTATATTAGTAGAAAACAATAAGCCTAGATTATTGTATCATTTTAAAAACAGGGGTTACAGAAAATATTGCATGAATCGACCAGACAAAATATACACTAAACTTTCTAAATCTGAAAGGGAGATAGGCGGCATACCTAATTCTTCAGAAGAGGTAAAACAAGCTCACGCCACTGCAATTGAAAGCTATATTGAAAAATATGTAGGCATAGACATGGATGGTGCGTTTAGAGATAAATTAGACATGGGAACTATGCATTTTAACAGAACATTAGAGGACTGGGCTCGATTCAATATTAATAACAGAACTAAGTTTGACGCCACTATAAGTTCAGGATTAGCAATTATGGCAAATCAAAAGCACTTATATACACCGCAAAAAAAAGAGTCAAAAATAAAGATTAACTTTGCAAGATATAATAATAAGGGATTATATAGCCAAATACGTACTTAATGGTAGATGTAAAAATTGATATAAACCCAGTTGGGTTTCCGGATTTATTTGTTTCTGACAATGAAAAAGATACAGTCGAGTACGGACTACAAATCGGACAAGCAATTCAATACGAATGGTTTCGTAAAGATAGTAGCACGTGTAGGTTTTATTCTCAATGGAGAGACTATCACCGATTGAGACTGTATGCTAGAGGAGAACAATCAGTTCAAAAATAT